GAAATCCTGGTGTAACTCCAGTCGGACAACCTGGAGGTTGTGGTGGCGGACATTCGGGTGGTGACGGAACTGAGGCCGCTACTAGCGGTACTTCTAATCAAGGTTTTGGCTGTCAAGACAAACAACAACCCGCTGGTGCAAACGCTGGCGGAGGCGGTGGCGGTGCTGGTAGTGTAGGATTACGAGCAACAGGAGGCGGCCCAACCACACAAGGAACTGGTGGTACTGGAGGCAACGGTGTTGCATCAAGTATTACAGGCTCACCAGTTATGTATGCAGATGGAGGCGGTGGTGGCCCTGGAGGTCAAAATTTAGCTGGCGGTCCTGGTGGAAGTGGAGGCACAGGCGGAACAGGGGCAGGATCGGGGACAGAACAAGCAGATGCTACTTCAGGCACAGTCAATCGTGGCGGTGGTGGAGGTGGCGGAGCCAATTTTACAGACTTCACTGCAGGCGGAGGCGGCGGCTCGGGATTTGTTGCTATTGTTGATCCAGTAGGAGCGGCAAACGCATCAAGTTGTTGGGATTTAAGAACTGTATATAGACAAATTAAAGCCGATGATTGGATTTAGATAAATAATTATTATAATGTGTAGTGACTTGTGAATTTAAAATATTATTATTGGTTTTTTCAATCAGCAATACCAAAAAGAATTTGTGATGACATTGTTCGTTATGGCAAAGAACAAGATAAACAAATGGCTCTTACAGGCAATGCTGGTAATAGTGACAAAAAACTTACCAAATTAGAACTTAAAAACATTCAAAAAAAACGCAAGTCTGATGTTGTTTGGATGAATGACAGATGGATATACAAAGAAATACAACCTTACATACATCAAGCAAATTCAAATGCAGGTTGGAACTTTGATTGGGACTGGTCAGAGTCTTGTCAATTTACCGAGTATAAAAAAGGCCAGTTTTATGATTGGCATTGCGACTCGTATGAAGAAACTTATAACACCCCCGAAAACCAAAACACTCATGGCAAGCTAAGA